GATTGTTGATAAAACTAAGTTACTTCCACTTCCATTTATATTGTGACCGTTTCTATTTACAGTTAAATTATTAGAATTAAAAGTTCCTCTAGCATCTACTATCACTATCTCATCACCAGTTGCAGCTGAAGAAGGTAATGTAATTGTTATCCCTGCAGTTGTTGTATTTGTTAAAAGTTGATCACCAGCCACTGCGATGTAAGTTGTTACTGATCCTGAATCAACAGTTCCATAACCTTTTGATAATAATCCTAGTTTCATGTTTGTGCCATCTGACACAACTGCAACAGACGCACCTATTGGTATAGGTACACTTGTTCCACTAGCTGTTTGAACAGATAGAGAAAAGAGTGTGGAGCCACTACCTCTAGTTGTAGAGTCTTTTACGATAATAGATCTTTCTGCACCGCTAGGCATAGTTAAAGTTCTATTTCCAGTTAAAGTTCCGGTTAATTCATAAAAAGCATTTTTACCATCAGAAGTTGCACCATTAGTTAAAGTAAGTGTAACATCTCCAGAGGCCATGGATTGACTTAAATATCCTGTAGCTGATTGTTCTAATATTTGTAAATTTGTATTTGTTATTGTTCCCCATAGACCAGCCTTTTCACCGGTTGCTATAAGTTCTAATTTTGTATCTGTAGAAAAACTTGATGCCATATTAATAAGGTTCTATTGGTGTCCAGACCATAGTTGCGCCTGGCACTACTGCACTCCATGTTATCGCCGTAGCGTCCTTTGTAGCTAAAGTCAATGCACTACCAGTAACGTCTACATTTGCTGCTGCAGTCACTGTAACAGTACCTGTAGCCATAGTCAATGCGTTTCCAGAAACTGACATATTGGCGTCTGCTGAAACTACAGCTGTTCCGGTAGCCAAGGTTAGTGGGCTTCCTGTAGGGCTTAAATTAGCCTCTCCAGTTATTGATAATGTACCAAAACCAAGTGTTAATGGACTACCTGAAACGTTCTCAGTAATAGAATCAGCTGTAATACCGATACTACCTATCGTTAATGTTAACGATGTTTTAGTAACTGTGATAGTTACGTTTCTATCCTCAGCTGCTGTTGCAAACGGAAACTCTGAAAATGCACTTAGTCCTAACATAATTTATCCTTAAACAGGAGAGAGTGTGGTGTTATGGTGGTGACACTCTCCCCAGTATAAGGATATATCACTTTTTAAACCAAGCAGGAAGCCCTAAATGTGGTCTAGTATCGTTTATATTTTTATCAGCATCCTTAGATTTTTGATCGTTATAATGTAAAAATACTTGGGCGCAGTTATCACCTTGAAACTCTTCTCTCCAATGTTCTAATTCCATACCTCTATAAACTAACATATCGCCAGGCTTTAGATTAACTAAAATACCTTTATTTTGACTAGATACGGTTATTTTTTTACCATCAGGTATACCAACATTTTTCTTTGGCTCTAAATGTATTGGCCAAGGATCACCTCCAAGATTAAGTGTTGTTGATATCTCACAACTAAATCTGTCCTTGTGTCTATGTAATACGTCACCAGGTTTATATATTCTCGCGTAAGAATATGTAGGATATAATTTTAATCCTGTCTTTTTCTCCATGATAGGTAAAGTTCTCATTAACAAAGTTTCCATAGCTATGTCTGCATAGTGAGAATATGTATTTGGAACTTGTTGATCATTCCATACACCAAACTCTGTTGTAAACTGTGAAATGTATCTAGTATCAAACAAAGTTCTTGCAACCTGCCTTTTAAGTAAAAAGTAATTATAACAAAACTCTGCTATATCTTTAGGCACGGCTTCTTTAATTACACAATATTTATTTTTTTTAAAACTCATTGATAAACTATATTCCCACTTACTATTGTTTTTTTATTATCTCTAGACGGCAGTGACTCATGTGGTATAGCACCTAAAAATATTAAACATTTTCCTTTTACTGGTTTTACTCTGTGTTCATTTAATTGCACATATGGATAACCTATGTTTACAAATCTAGTATCTCCAGATTTACTTCCACAATCTACATAAAGAATAAAAGAATAATTATTTTTACCAAGAGAATGACAATGAATGTCGTGATGATCACTAATAGAGTATTTTTGAAACCACATATATTCTATAATATTTTTTTCTCTCTTTAATATTCTACCTACATAATTTACATATTCTTGTAAATAGTTTTTTATTTCATCAAACAATTTTTTATTAATAGAGTTATCATAATTAGATTTAAGATGTTTATATCTTGTTAATTTTTGTTTTTTAACTTTGTTGTATAATTTATTATCTATAGGAAGAGTTGTTTCAAATATAGATTGTGTAAAATCATTTATTTGTATTTTCATTTTTATCACTCCTCTCTTTTGATATTGCTGTTTCAACGACTTTAATATTCCAATGTATAAATCTAAATGGTTCTAAACCTGGATCTACTGCAAACTGATGTGGAACATAACCTGGAAATACAATCATGGTTCCTGGCTCTGGTTTATAGTGCACTTGATTGGCAGCTAAAGTTATTTTATTAGGATCTTTTTGAAAAAGTCTAGTCATCTCTGCACCAGGTCTTGGATCGTGAAAAATTGGATATGATGTTTTTTCACTACATTTTAAAAAATAAAATCCTGATACATGTTGATTCCAATGAACATGAGTATCATGATGTCCTCCACCCTTTTCGCTAAACTCTTGCACCCAAAATTCTGTGAAATGTAAACTATGATTTTGTAAATTAAATCCTTGCCAATCTAAAAACTCATAAGATCGTTGTCCTATAAATTGAACTAAATCTTTAATTTTAGGATCGTTTGAAAAACTTTCACTATGTTTTGATAAACCAAATGTGCCTATATCTTTTTTCCATTTAGGTTCATTTTTTAATTTATCTTTTAAAAGCTTATCAGCATTTTTAATATATTTATCTGTTACTTTAATTGCATTTTTAAGAAACATGGGTGCTTTTGCAATCCATACTGGTGTTTGAAAATAGAATGAAGATTGAAAATCTACATGTCCTTTTGGTTTATTACTTCCGCCTTGTATCATATTATTTAAAAGGATAGCCAAGATTCCATATTACTAAGCTATGCCTTACTCCTTTCGTTACTGGTTTAACTCTGTGCCATACAAAAGAGGGAAACACAACCAAAGAGCCTTTTGGTAATATTTGATCACATGTATGAATATTAGGTTTTTTATCAGGATCTAAATTCCTAAGATCAAACTCTAACTCTCCGCCTTTGTATTCTTTTGGATCTGTTAAACTAACCGTTACAGATAGTTTTCTGATCTTACCTTTTGTTGGTCCTTCTTCTACATAAGGTTTATCCCAACTATCAGCATGCCAATCATAATATTGACCTTTTTTATATATTGTAAATTGACAAGATTCAGAATAATCCCATTCAAAATTCCAACCTGCGTTTTGATTTGCCATATGAACATAAGGTTGAATTTCTTTGTATATCCATCTATCGTTCATCCAAACAATATTTGAATCCCTTTTCTTTTGTAAATCTTTTATTTCATCTTTATTAAGAGGATTTTTACTTAAATCTCTATCTCTACCAAAACCTCCTGTAATAGCCATAATCTCTCTGTTCTTTTCTGCTTTACCATATTGCACAATCATGTCACAAATTCTTGGCGGTATTACAGATTGAAAGTACCAGTAGTAATTAGATATATTCATAGTTAATTGTTAAAGTTACATTTAATTTATTAGAAGTATTGGCTGAAAAACAATACCTGTTAGTGGCTGGAAACATTATAAAATGATTATTTTTCATGGGTATGTGCCAAGTTCTATTTTTTCTTCTGTTATCATCATATTCAATAATACATTCTGAAGAATCTTCTTGAATATCAACACCATAAATAAATGTGTAATCTGATGAGTTACGTAAGTCAACAGGATCAACTTGATGTCTTGTCCAAGATTTTTCTTGAGGACGCATAACATTACCGTGCATAGTCTTAGTTACTAAACTATAACCATATTCAACTCTCCAATGATCTCTGATATAATCTTGCAACCATTGTAAAGGTTGAGAAAAAGGTACTCGATAATCTTGATAAGAGTAATCTTTATTATTTTTACTAATTCTATTTTCTTTTATGTAAGATGAAATGATATTGTTTTTTATTTGATCTTGGTCAATTTCAAAGCCGGTTGGCATTGACACTTCGCCAGTATATACATCAATTTCAGACAGCACCACCTTCTGCATAAATTATTTTTCTATTTTATTCCAGCTCCCGTTTGCTTCGTCCCACTCATACGTATGAGTTAATCCTTCTTCTTCTGATAACTCTGGAGCATCACCTATAGGCGACTGCCATCTTGCTTCTGCTGTATTAAGAACCCAACTAGCATAAGGTTTTTTTGGTAAGAATATATCATTGTCCTCATCATAAATATAACCTATACCAGCATAATTACCTCTAAATGCTTTAGAGTCATCACCTGATTTATGTTTATTACCGTAAGTATTATAAGATGTTTGTTTCCAAAGAGGCCAGCTATGGATGTTTTCCAAAAACTGTCTGCCTACTTCTTCATCTTCAATACCATCAGCATTTTTACAATCTTTATCAGCCACAACATGAACTGCTATAACTTTATTGTTTGCTCCTAATTTTGCGTAATGTGCCATAATGTTCTCCTTATATATTATTTGTTAAAGTTTGTAAATTCATTAATTTTGAAACTTATATCTTATTATTACTATACCTGATCCTCCAGCGGCACCTGTTTGACATAGTGGTCCTCCTGATGAACCTCCAGCTCCACCACCTGTATTAGTTGTTCCTGCTGTTGCTGCACCTGAAGGGTGACTTGCACCATTACCACCACCTCCAGTGCCTCCAGCTCCTCCAGCTCCACTTGGTGAAGGTGTTGTACCACCGCCACCACCACCAGCATAAGCTGTTGGTGAACCTGTAATACTTGTTGTTGCACCAGCTCCTCCTGCACCACCTGTGTTTCCAGGATTTGATGAACCTGCTACTGTTGCACCACCTGCACCAGCTGCACCGTTTCCTCCGTTTGGTGGACCTCCTGGAGCTCCATTTGTTCCTTGTGCTGGATTAACTGGGGGTGTATTACCTGAACCTCCTGCATAGGGTGATCCTCTTCCTCCACCACCACCTGAACCACCATCAGCAGCACCTTGATGACTACCTCTTCCACCACCTGTTGATGTTATAGTTGAAAATACTGAATTTGCACCATTAGTGCCACAATGAGGAGAAGAATTAGGACCAGCTGTGCCACCACCACCTACTGTGATCGGATATGTTTGAACACTAACTGGTAAACCATCTGGTGCATTTAATGGACTAGCTGTATAAGGATCAGATGTGCATTTACCTTCTCTAAAACCTCCACCTCCTCCTCCACCAGCACCGTCTCCATTGCTACCACCTCCACCACCGACTACTGTATAAGAAACTTTATTAGACCCTGTTGATGAACCTGCACAAGACACAATAAAACTTGAGTCACTTGTAAAAGTATGTATTTTAAAATCACCTGACGTTGTTACTGTTCCACCTGTTGCAGTAACATATTTAATTACGTTTAATACTTCATTTGAGTTTACTGGCTTCCAACCTTTTGTGGCATCCACATATACTAAAGTCGTCGCAATACCAGCTGTTTCTAAAGTTAAATCTGTGCATAATCCATCTATTTTTGAACCACCTCTGCCTACTGTAATGGCATTACAAGCAGCAGTTTTTGCATAATCTGAAACTGAAACTATATCACCAGCTGAAGGAGATGAAGGAAGTGTTACAGTAACTCCACCGCTAGTTGTGTCTATAAAAAATCCATCGCCGCTAGTTGCAGTAAACGGAGATGTTTTAGCTGTTGTGCACCAATCCACAGTTCCTGTTCTACCAAATCCTGTTTGTGTAGCACCTGGTGCTAAAGTTACAGCTGTGCAAGCGCCACCTAATGTAAGTGTGCTTCCTGATCTTTTTTCTATTTTATCTACTTTAATTGTACTCATAATTTACCTAGTTTTGAAACTTATATCTTATTACCACTACTCCTGATCCACCAGATCCTCCTGTTGTTGTTGGCCAAGAGCCAGAACCACCTCCACCACCTGTATTGGCTGTGCCTGATGTGCCTGGTGATTCGCCTGGTCCAGGAATTGATCCACCTGTTCCACCTGCTGCTCCGCCACCGCCAGGTCCAGCTGGTCCACCAGTAGAACCAGCAGTAGGATAGCCTCCGCCACCTCCGCCACCTGCTCTAGTTACAGGAGAACCTGTAATTGAACTTGCTGTTCCATTACCACCAGCTCCACCTGTTGAATCTGGAGATGTACCTTGTATTGGACCACCACTGCCTCCAGCTCCGCCACCACCACCAGCAGATCCTGCATTAGGGCCACCTCTACAACCATTACCACCAGGATTTCCTTGTGCTGGTGATACGGGTGGTTGATTACCATTACTTCCAGGATTAGGTTGATTCTCACCAGCTCCACCACCTGAACCACCAGGTGCTCCGCCTGGATGAGGTCCTGAAGGTGCACCATTACCACCACCTGCTGATGTAATTGTACTAAAAGTTGATACTGATCCTGGTGCAGAAGTATTTGAATTTGGTCCTGTTCCTCCTGCTCCACCAGCACCAACTGTTATTGGATAAGTTTGTGTTGAAACAGTAATAGCTCCAGCACCATCTAATGGTGATGCCGAATAAGAATCATTACTTGCTTTATCTTCTCTATAACCACCAGCTCCACCGCCACCACCTTGTTGATAAGGTGCTCCTCCACCTCCAGCAACTACCATATAAGAAACTTCATTATTAGGCGCTGAAGTTCCAGCAGTAGCAACGAAATTTCCATCCGATGTAAATGTATGAATTTTATAATTACCTGATGTTGTAATAGTTCCACCTGTTGCTGATATAAAAGCTGGTGCTTCGACAGTTGTATCTGTATTAACATTTAGCCACCCTCTTGTAGAATCTGTAAAAACTAACGTAACTGATTGACCCTCTGTTGCAAGAAGTCCATTTGCACAAGCCCCTGATAGTTTTGATCCGTTTCTATTAACCGTTACTGAATTACAATCAAAAGTGTTCGCATAATCTTTTATCGCAACGATATCTCCAAAACTAGGAGATGAAGGTAAAGTGATGGTTATTGATCCTGAAGTTGTGTTTAAAAAAAATCCTTTACCGCTTGTAGCAGTAACAGTACCTGGACTATTTGTATAAATAGTAGAACACCAATTTACAGAACCTGCTCTACCAAATCCTGATTGTGAAGCACCGCAAGCTAAAGTGATTGTATCTCCACTTGCTCCTAAAGTTATTGTTGAACCACATTGACTAATTAAATTTCCACCATCTGATGCTTGTAAATTATTTGTGCCAGATCGAAGATTACCTGGTGCTGATCCTACTGTTACAGTTGAACCACATTTATTAATGACATTAGAGTCATCTGAAACTTTATTAATATTATCTACTTTAATTTTACTAGTCATTATTGAAATTTATATCTTATTACTACTTTTCCTGACCCACCTGCGCCACCTAAAGCAGTGCCTGGTTGTGTTCCAGCTCCACCTCCGCCGCCACCAGTGTTGACTGTTCCAGCTACTCCAGCTCCTGTTCCATTACCAAAACCAGCTCCACCGCCACCAGTTCCTCCTGATCCTCCAAAACTTGCACCTGATGGATTACCGGCTCCACCTCCGCCACCGCCTGAAAAAGATACAGGGCTTCCTGAAATACTTGTTGTTGCTCCAGCTCCGCCAGGTCCATTTCCACTTGGAGGATTACTTCCTGATGTACCCGCAACTGTAGCGCCACCACCACCGCCTGATTTAACATCGGGACTCGTGTTTCCACCATCTCCTCCGTTTGTTCCTTGTGCATC